ATCATAGTCTACCAGCAGGAACATATCGTTATCTACTAGCGTAAAGTATTTTATATCACCTTCGAATATCCACTTACCCCAAGATGATTGGACTTTGCCCTGAGTACCTTGAAAGTATTTATAGCAGTAGATTTCGTTAGGGTCGTTACCTAGTAGAAAGACACTAGATAGACGACTAGACCCTGCAACGTATTGCACAGGGGCTTTGATATATTCTGGTATCTGTGCTGATACCTCATCAGCGTTCTCTGTGTTCAAGTCGTTATCGACGAAATACTCCATGAGCTTAGAGTTAGTCCCTGTGTCATCGGCAAAGTAAATGTAAGCACCTACCTGTACAGGGGTCTGTGTCTTGGAGCAGTTAAAAGCTGAAGCAAAGTTCAGTTGTGCAGTTTTTGGGGAGAGTAAGTCCAGCGTTTCAAGAATGTATTGCGTTCTGTCTGAGAAGACGAGCAGTTTCTTGTTAAACGGGACAGCAAAGTTGAGGAGTGTAACTTGACCAGTTACAGCAGCGATATCGATTGGATCAGAATCTACAAGCTGGGCTACAGTTGTCCTGTAGAAGTTCTCGAAGTAATCGGCTTCTGACAGGATGACGTTCTCATCAGCGAGAAAGCCCATGCGTCCTTGATGAATAAAGATATCGTTAATTGGCTTACCTACAAATGTAGGGTCGGCATTGGTAGTATCATCACCTACTAGCATCTTAGCCCATGTATGTTCATCAAATGTGAACGAGTCTGTCGATGCATCATAAGATAGTGTGTGAGGTAGGGTTGAGGGGGTGAGCTGTCGCTTCTTCCCGTAGCCATGTGTTTCTACCCATAGGCCATCTTGGTAGACAACATAATAGTCATCACCATCAAATCCTGGCTCACCAATGATACGAACCAGACGACCATCCTTGTCTTGTGCAGGAAGGTCTTCGAAGTTTGTTAGTTCATCTTTGAAGGCTGTCATGGCGTTACCACCATTACCTTCATCAATCGTTACAACATCAGATGCACCTAAGTACAGCGATATCGTAGAGTTATATCTAGCTACAGTGTAACCAGCCGCAGATAAATCATTTACCAGCTCCTGTGCAATCTCTTCTGTACGCTCAACAGCATTAGAAGCCTCTGTGTTAGCCCCTGTGGTAAAGTTAGCCTTTAGGACATTATTTACATAGATAGCGTAGTTAGAGTTACTCAGAGAGCCTTTAATAAAGATTGACCAGTATCTTGTAGGGTCTAGTCGGGTAGGAGAAATGCTTGCTTCAGCTATTGTTGTAGCCGCAGCATTTACAGTCTTATTGAGCATGAATGTAGTGTCACCCACCGTAATCATCTTACAGTTCTCACGAGGGTTACTGTCAAAATCTAGGTAAGACCCTGAGAGTGTACCATTGACTGTCTTAGAGTTACCAGTCTCATCAAAAACCTTAATATCGTTATCCTGAACAGTAATGAAAAACTTCTTAGCGTCAAAACGCTGAAAGAAGTGACCCTTTACATTTCCTGATACGTTATTACCCAGACGGGCAACAACCTCAGAACCTGGTCGTTTTTGTAGGCCAGCAACTAGTGAAGCCCAGCCGTTCTCCATTTCAGTACAAGCGTTTTGCAATCGGAGTGCTGGGGGCTGCTGGCTGACACCATTGAACATATTTGGCATAACGCCAGCAACGAGAGCCATTAGTAAGTCCTCCTGACGGGAGCATATCTGCCCACTGTGGAATATGTGGAGTAGCTATCCGTAATTACATTGTAATCACCTGTCTCTGCTTCCTCGTGTTGCAGTAGTGCCCAAGCTTGCTGTTCATCTGCCCTGTTAAACTTAGACAGTGAATCAGAGCCAAGCACACGTTCTTGAAACAGACGAATGGAGCGTACAGTAATATATCTACGGGCAGCTTCAGGGATATCGTCAAAGTCCAGCCCTACAGTCAGAGCCAGCTTTAGTGCTTTTGTAAATGTATATTGGTTTTCTTTGCGATCATACAGCTTCATACCACGCTGGATTACATCAGTAGCGATATCGTCTTGTACGCTATCAACCCTGAGTGTGTTAGCTGGGAGCTTGATCTCACTATTGATATCTGGTTTTAGTGTGTGAACTTCAGAGTTCCAGTGCCAGCCGTGGGCTTGTACCTCACGGGACACCTCATCGATAATCGAGGAGGCAACCTGAGCGTCAACCTGAAGTCCTGTTAGAGATGCTACTGGAGCTTCGCCTATATTAGATAGACAGGCGTTCACAGCCTCTAGTTTAGTTGTTGGGACAAGTGCCATATTACCCTCATATAAAAAAGGGAGACACCCGAAGGTGTCCCCCAGCTTAACCTAATGGTTACGGAGTCGCAGTACGGATTTGTACAGCAGCTTCGTTACGCAGGATGCCGTGACCGACAGCATACTTAGCAACCATCAGAGTACCCTGACGACGGATGTCGTAGTCAGACTCTGTTGCCAAGTCCATCAGCTTCACAGTACCCACAGCCGAGCCGTGCATTACCAGAGCGACAGTGTTACGAGCGTCTACTGCATGACGGGTAGATGTACCAGCTTCAACACCAGTTGTGATGTTGGTAGTAGGCAAGTTGTTGGACTTGATTACGTCCATACCAGCTACTCGCATGATACGACCTGATGCAGTCGAACCGTTACCAGCGTTGCCGAAGTCAACATTGATTGCCTTCGAGCTGTTAGCCAGCAGATAATACTGCTCAGGCTTAACGATTACATAACGGCCTTCTTCTGGTACGTTCTTTTCGTCCAGATTCTGGGCAGCGTCGAAGATTGACTCAATCAGTGAGTCAGCGTTGGTGTCACCATCAGCGTCAGTAAGGATTTTACCGACCATGTCAGTTTCGCCAGTGATTGTGGCAGTCGTTGCCTGTGCAGCCTGAATACCAGTTTGCAGGATGTGCTTATCCATCTGGTTAGCAAGTGCAATACCCATCTCACGAGAGTACACTGAGCGTACATCATAGTGAGACTTAGCTTCGTCAAGGTTTGCGATGAAGCTTGAAGCCAGCAACAGGTCGTTGATGGTGATAACCTTTTCGTTGTGGTTAATCGCATCACCAGTGATTTCGTTGCCAGGGGTGTGGTAAGCGGCTGAAGTACGACCCATTACAGGGAACTGAGCTGATTTACCGTTTGAGATGGTACGAACCTGATGTTTGTCCATCATTACTGTTTGTTGCTCAAAGGCAGTCAGGACTTCGCCTGAAAAGACTTTGAGAAAGAGTGCGTCCTTATCTGAACCAGCATTAATCGAGCCGATACGGGACGGAGTTGCGTTAGACATAATTGTACCTCCAAGTACGAGTCATAGTTATAGGGAGTGTCCTAAGTCTACTCGCCACCTTTCCTTTGAGGTTGTTCTCCGCAGAGAGCCAGAAAGTACAGTTGGTCTGTCTTCTTTAGGTTTTCATGCCTCGGTTTTGTTTCCGAGACATAACTGCAAGGTTATTAGAATTATTATTAAGAGTGTTCCTGTCCTTGTGGTGGACATCTCTGCCATCACCTTTACGGGCAAGTCCCTTCTTAATCATGAGCCGACGGGCGGCATTTCGACCAGCCCTACGCTTCTTTTGGTCGGGCTTTGAATGGTAGTCTGCATATTCTGCTTTGTAATCCCGATCCATTCTAACTTCCTTTACATAATGTTTGATCGTCCCAGCTTCTGAGCTACAGCTTCACGGAATGCTGAGTCAGATTGGTAACGTGGGTCTGCCATGTCAGCTTTCATCTGAGCAAGGCTCTGGTATGCGTCAGTAGAAGCCCGTGCCTGACCAGCTAGTTGTCGTGCTGGTTCAGTACCTCTCTGAGCGTCATACATAGATTTGAGACCCTGAACGGCAAACATGGTCTCTTCCATGTCACCGCTATTCACTGCTCTGTTAAAGGCATCAATCTGACCATCTGACAGATTATCTCCAGCCCATTCAGTCATAGACTCATAACTATCCTGACCGCCAACAGAGTCAAAAACTTGATTTGTAGTTGTGGATAGCAGAGCCTCTTGTCCCTCGATGTAACTATTAACTAGTTCACGGGGGATGCCAGCTTTCTCTAGCTGGTCATAGGACTCATCTGTTAGCCCGTCGTTATTCCAAAACTCTTGACTAAGAGATTCAAAATCTAGACCAGCTTGTTCCACAGCTTCACGAGCGACCTCTTCAGATGCCTCTTCATTACTATCCGAAACATCCTCGCTCTCAGGCGATTGGCGTGATTTCGTAAAGTTGGATTGTAACTCAGCATAGGCTTTTTCTAGTTCCTCGTATGAATCAAATTTTCCTGCAATTTTCTCTTCACCAGAAGAAGGTGACTGCGCCTCGTCTTGAAGCGCAGCCTGTTCTTCCAGCGATGGATTGTTTTCTTCGGGGTTAATATTAACCGTTTCCGTTGCCATCACTTAATCCTTGTTGTGCCATTTCCATAGCTTGTGGGGTGGCTTTCTCAGCCATACGACCCATTGTTTCGTTCATCATCATCTGCTGTTGAGCTTCGGCTTGTGCCTGTTGCTCTGCCATGATGTCTTGTTCTGTCTTCACCAGACCATCCATATCAATGCCCAAAGCTGTACCAATACGGGTGATATAGTCCCCAACATTCATGTACTGTGCGACAGCTTCAGCTCCGATGGGCTGTAGTGCCTGTAAAAATGCGTTGTACTTGTTGAGGTCATGACCACGACCCAGAGCTTCTAGACCAGTAACAATAGCTGGACGTACAATACCCTTTGGTAACTCAGGTAACCGCTTGGCCTTTGTCATCCGATCCATAAGACGGTTGACCAACGGGAGCTGGAACTCTTGCGATAAAATAGAGTAGACACCCCCGAGGGCATCTTCCAGTTCCTTTGCCATGAAGCGTACTTCTTCGGCAGTCACACGTTCACCAGAACGCTGTACAGCACTATTCATTAGGAAAGCATATGACAAACGCTCAGTGATGGAACGCACAGTGTCATAGGCTACCCTCATGTCGGCATACTTCTGGGTCTGTAGGACAGACACCTCATTAGCATTACCAGCCACGATAGCGCAGTTCTCGGCCTGAGCGATGTCTCGCATCCGAGTAGTACCGTTAGGGTTGACCATGAACAGCACCTTAGCTGATGCCGCAGATGCCTCTACAATCGCCTTAGACAGTCCCTCAAGGCTGATAAGGTCTCCGAGGTACTCATCTACATATGAACGTCCATAGTCCTCACCGTCGATCCTAGTCCAGCGCAAAGGCATCATAGGGGACTTATCGATAGGCCAGTTACCAGCAGAACCTGGAACTACCTTACCTTTGAGTTCTTGGTACATACGCCATTTGTTACCGTCGAGGTACAAGTGGGTATAAAGAGCTACTTTATCGTTGTAGCTTTCTTTAACGTCACTGTTTAGGTCACTGCCTAACAGCTCTAGTTCTTTTTCTTCTAATACAGCAGGGGAGATTTCTTCCTTTGTAATGACTTCTAGGACATTACCGTAGGGATCACGCTTCACGACATAACTATCTAGTCGAAATACACGGATGCCTCCAGACTTGGGAAGATATACGAGAACATTACCAGCAACAATAAGATGCTTAAGTGCTTCAAAGATAGGAGAGCGTAAGCCAGATGTTTCAATCTCAGTCATTACTGACCGTTCAATCTGGTTAAGAGCTTCTTCAACTTTGGCTCGGGCATTATCTTGCCCTGTGAGTTCTACTAAAGTCTGGTCGTCTACTTGGAGACGAAAGAAGGGGGAATTTGGGGGCAGGAGGGAGAGCAGTAGTTTTGAGGCTAGGTTATTTACACCCCTAGCCCCAATACCTTGATAAGGCGTTCTGTATTCTGTAGCCGAGCTATGACCACTCGGAGGTACTAAAGTTGGAATAGTAACCTCTGAGCAATCTCTAGCTCGGTTCAGAAACATTTCACGCTCAACGGCAAGCTGCTCATACCGTCCTGCACAGGTCTTACCGTTGTGCATAATTTAGACTCCTACGCCACCTGTTGAGCTACCGCTACTACCGCCAGTGATTGACAGGCCAGAGCTACGGTATGGCTTAGTGCCACCTTTCTTACCACTCTTGTTGCGCTTTGCCCGTTCTTCATCAGCAGTAACTGCCTCTGTAGGTGCGCCCTGCTCCAATACTGGAGGAGGAGGTGGTGGAGGAGGTGGCGGTGGTGGAGGAGCTGGTTTGCTCGATGACATACACATCACATATTCTCCAAAATGTTTTCGTTTTGTTGTTCATATATCGCCCGAAGATGACGGGCTACCGAAGCAGCCCCAGCCTTAAACCAGACTGTGTTTTCATCATCTTCTAGATTTGGGCAACGATCTGGAAACATTCGCTCGAGATAATCGAGTAAAGCTTCATCTATTACAGGTAGCCTAGACACCGCATGAACCCCCAGTACCGCTTATGTCGCAGATATCATGGGTTTCGATGCTTTCCTCAAACTCTTCACCCAGCTTACTAACTGCTTCAGAGTAAGGGACAGATACCAGTGGTTGCCCACCCCGTGAACCATCTGGGTAGACGGTGAATCCACGAAGCCTGTGGGCATAGGATGCCAATGTGTTAGCGAAATCATCTACAGTGTCCTCATTGTTTAACTTAGAACCCCACGATGGGAGGTTGATTGTTGAGGAGATAGACATATCCACATAGTCTTGGACATCAGCTTGGAACTTCATCCGACGCTCATAATCAGCAGCCAGATCAAGTGCAGACTCAATATTGTCTGGGTCTGCCCCATACATATCAATCAGCTCTTGGGCAGCACTATCGACGACATATTGATAATGCCATCTGTTACCACCTTTGAGATATCGACGTTTGTATGCGACAGCAAAAATAGGTTCAACGCCAGTGCTAGTACCAGCAAGAATGCCAATACTACCCGTAGGCGCAATAGCCCTATTAGCAACAGGACGGGTGACATTATGATAATCAGCAAACCGACGGCTAGTAAGATCAGACTGTCTTTTATAGATTGCCAGCCATTGATGTAGCTCGGGAGTGACTTCATAACGGTATCCCTTTTTGATAAGCCATTCATGCATACCCATTAGTCCGAGACCGAGGCGACGGTTCTTCTCACGGGTCTCATAGACACCACGGTATGGCAGTTGGGCTTTGAATGTCCCACAGATAAGGAACTTGGTTGCAAGGTCTACAATATCCTTGAACTCGGATATATCATCGACTCGACCTAAGTTGATGCTACCTAAGTTACAGACATCAGAGTCGTCCTCACTGGTTACCTCTGTGCAAGCATTACGCAGTGTTTCATTCTCTCTATCGAAGAAGTTAAAGCTGAAACCTGGCTCTGCTGAACGCAGGGCTTGTTCGACATTCTGTTTGAATACTTCTCCAACATCACCTGTCTTCCAGTAGTTCATGAGCCATTCAGTGTCGTAATTAACGCTGATGTTTGTCATGTCTAAAGGTGCAGGGAAGTTGAAGTCGTCCTGTTTGATATCCCACAAGGTCTGACCAGTCTTACCGACAGGCATGGATTGCCAGTCCTTAGCTTTTAGGAAATCGTCTACGTCCCCATGTTTCCAGTTCAGTGATGCATAAATAGCTGACCGTCGGCTGCCACCTTGCATGACCCTACGACCAATCTCGTTGATCATGTTCATCTTAGTGACAGCACCTGAAGCCTGACCACCAGTACGGCTGATGGTAGCCCCAGCAGGGCGATACACACTATAGTCCACACCAATACCACCACCAGTCATTAGGCAGCTCTCTGCTTTCCATGACAGGTTAGCCCAGTCTTCCCGTGTGTCTTCTTCTGCCTTTAGTAGATAGCAGTTATTGAAGAACTTATTGGGACGACCAGCATAGTAAAGGTAGCGACCACCAGGTATAAACTTGAGGTCGGTGATATATTCCTGAAGTTGGAACATATCTTCTTTGCTCATATGTTCGGAGCATACGTCTTTGACTAGTGTCTTTGCCAAGTCAGCCCATGTCTCACATCCGTCATGGGCATATTTGTAATTGAAGATGTCCTCACTAAACTTAGATCGGAACATCGGATTGTTGTTAGATTTGAACGCCATAATTAAACCAAGTCTTCCAATGATGGGGGTTGATAATTTTTGCCTTTGAGTACTTTTCCGTCTTCTCGCTTGACTGGCTTCCCATCTTCCAGCTTGGACATATTGCTGGCGTGTACCCGATTAAATGCGACTTGAAGAGGAAGACCGAATGCATCGGCAAAACCTGAAATTACATACTGACAATCTGCCAGCTCCTTCAAAAGATGCGCTGTATCTTCAGGCGTTACGGCCTTCTGAAGATGTATTTTTTCGCATATAATGTCGGATGCCTCTTTTAATTCGAGGACTTCCTCTTGAATCAACTTCATGCGTAAGTGAAGCAGTTCGATTGAGAATGAAGCATTACGCTCCATCCCCATTGCTTTGTGAAATTCTGAGACTCTAGCCTCTCGTTCTATGTATTTTGTCACCACGATTCACCCTCCGTCTTCTCAATCTTCTCAATCATCAGATTCAGATACCATTGAGCTTTCTTTGCATTTTCTAGAGGGTTACCTTTGTTCCATAGGCGAGTGCCTAAGTACTTCAGGATGTTACCGTGGCAGTAACTAATAGTGTCGTGATCACCTAATACATCCACAATGTAATCGATAGTTTCGATCTGTCCTGCGGTGTAATGATCAGGGCTGTTTACTTTATCTTCCATTGGGTCTCCAGAGTTTTACCTTTGCCTGTTCCATGTCATACTCACCGTGTCTTAGGATACGAGCGAGTTGTGCTTGGTGTATGGCATCCTCTTCTGACAGCCCTGCTTTTTCGTAAGCCTTGACGACAGCTTCCCATGTGGGGTCTTCGTCAAGAATAGCAGTAGCTCTCTTCTCACCGATACCCTTACAACCAGGGTAGTTATCGGCTTGGTCGCCAGTGAGGATTTGTTTAAGAAAGAAGTAGTCAGCCTCTTCAGGCGTTACTTCGACGATTTCGTCATCAATCAAATGCCGACCTGGAATTTGCATTAAATCCTTGTCGATACTGTAGATGACACACTCTTCAAAAAGAGGTTCGTATGTACCACACAGACCCAGTACATCATCAGCCTCGATGCGAGGGTAGATAAGTGTACGGTATCTGGATTGGCAGTAGTCTCTGAGCAAAGGCAGAAGCATAGGCTTTCTGGTCTTAGCTCGGTTAGCCTTATAGTTAGCATCCAGCTCTTTACGGAAGTTCACCTTATCAGAAAAAGCTACAACAGTATCTGCACACCCTGACTTCTCGAGCAGGGTAGACATCATGTCATCAAACTTAGCTTTAGTGTCCGACTCAGATGCCCAGAGTATCCAAGTATCTTCGTCGTACTTTGTAGGGTATTCCAGAGAAGCAGATGCTTGAAAGGCTACAATATCTCCATCAATCAGGAGCGTATTTTTAGCCATGTCTTCTCCTAGTGTGTCTCTGCCCAGTTAGCACCGATGTTGTATTCACCAGTTAATGGGACTTGGACGTTGAAGTGTTTACCAGCTTTGGCAATGCAGTCCACGATGAGCTGACCACATTCTTCTGCAATCATTGCATCACAGTCGAACTGTAGTTCATCATGTATCCATGCCACTTGCTGACATCTGTCTTGCCACCCTCTGGAGCGTAGTTCTTTGTCTACCTCCACAAGCCACTGCTTACAGACCAGCGCACCAGCCGACTGTAGTAAAGTGTTGAGAGCAGCGTGAGTAGACCGTATGTGTAACTGTCTACCGTCTAGACCAAGCAGATAACCTTTGTCACCAGCTTGTGCCTTTACTTGTTTTACCAGACGCTCTAGCGCAGGGACTTTCTCGAAGAACTTCTTCTTAATCTCACGACCAGCAGTCGCACCCTTGCCGATAATAGAGCCAATCTTAGCGTCGCCAGCACCGTACAAAAACGCATAGATAAAAGTCTTTGCATCATTCCTCGTCGGGAGTTCGGCTGCGGTCTGGTTTGTGGTGTGAATATCTCCATCCACAACCTCCTTTGCATATGCACCGTTGTCGAACCGCCACATCTCGTTTGCCAACATTCGTAGCTCTAAGCCAGAAACGTCAGCACCAATCAGTATGCGGTGTTTAGATGCAGTCCAGCATGACCTACACTCTTTGCCATAAGGGACATAGACAGCAGGGGTCTGGGCTACATTTGGTGACCTATGCGTGGCTCGGCCTGTGACAGCACCATTGGTGATGACCTGACCGTAGATGCGCCCGTCCCTAACTCTTTTGAGCCAGCCGTTTGCACCTTCAGCCACCTGACCGATACGCTTTTGCACCATTAGGTATTCGCTCAGGAGCTTCGCTTCGGGATAAGGTAAGCTAGATAACACACGTTCATCTACCTTTGCTCGTCCGTCTTCAGTGAACTCCTTTGGCTTCCATCCGTTGATAGCCTTGAGCCTAGACTCGATGTGCATCCTAGAACCAGGATTGAACACAACAGTCTTCTTCTTCATTATGGGTATGCCTTTAACGTAACCACGGGACTTATTGTTTACCTTGGGTGTAAAGAGACCAAGCTCCTGCTCCCAAGGTGGAAATGTGTCCTGTAGTTCTGCTTCGAGTTCTGCCCGACGTTTGTCCAACGTCTTTTTAAGATGCAACGCTGCGTCCTCGTCGAAAGGAAAACCACAACGCTCCTGTTCCGCAATCACCCACTTGACCTGATGTTCAAGTTCGGTAGCGACGGGAGAAACATCTTTAGACTCGATAAGCTTCCACAGCCTGTCGG